TATTCATGCAAGCCGATAAAGCAAATAGAAATGGACGTATTTACGAGAAAAGCATCTTAGAAGCTGCTGTGAATAAATACGTTAAAGAGCAAGTTGAAACTGGTCGTGCTGTTGGTGAATTAAATCACCCTGATGGACCTGGTATTAACTTGGATAAAGTTTCACATAAGATCACTGAACTTCGTTTTGAAGGTAGTGATGTTATTGGAAAGGCATCAATTTTACAGACTCCTATGGGAAAGATCGTTGAAGGTCTACTTGAAGGTGGTGTAAAGCTTGGTGTATCAAGTCGTGGTATGGGTACTCTTGAGAAAAAAAATGGTGTCATGCAGGTCGGAAAAGACTTTATGTTAGCAACTGTAGATATTGTACAGGATCCATCTGCTCCCGAAGCATTCGTTAATGGTATTATGGAAGGTGTTGATTGGGTGTGGGATAATGGCATTTTAAAACCTCAAGAAATTGAAATAATTGAGACTGAAATAAAAGAGGCTCGAAATATGCGTTCAGCAGATATTGAGATTAAAGCTTTTAAGAATTTCCTCTCTAAACTTGTAAACTCCTAAGGAGATAATATATGTCTATTGTAAACGAAGACATTGATAATGCAGAGCTAAGTGAAGAGCTCGTTGATGAGACACAAGTTGATTCATTAGACGAGGAAACACTTGAAGAGAAAGCTGCAGTCAAAAAGGAAGAAGACGAAGACAAAGTCAAGAAAGCGAAAAAAGACGATGTTGACGAAGATGATGATGAGGACGAAGATGAAGATGAAGTTGAAGTCGATGAAGGCGCTGAAGATGGCGTTGACGGCGGAGACGGAAAGGAAATCGGTGCTGATCAAGAAATTCCTAAGACTAAAGCTGGTATCGTAAATGCTGCTTATTCAATGATGAAAAAAGCTAAGAAAGATGAAGCTGTTAAATTATACCAAGGTATGATGAAAGCTGCTCAAATGAAAGAAGATGTAGATGCTGAAGAAGAAGCTGTTGTTACAGAAACTGCTGATGTATCACACATTGACTATTCAGAAGATCTAGATGTACTTGTTGCTGAAGAAGCAACTCTTTCTGATGGTTTCCGCGGTAAAGCTGGAGCTATCTTTGAGGCTGCGCTATCAAGCAAAGTTGGTACTGAAATTGATCGTCTTGAAGGTGAATATGCACAAAACCTAGAAGAAGAAGTTTCTTCTGTTAAAGGCGACCTAGTTGAGAAAGTTGATGCTTACTTAAACTATGTTGTTGAAGGTTGGATGGAGTCTAATGCTGTTGCTGTTGAAGCAGGTCTACGTACCGAAATCGCAGAATCATTCATGACTTCTTTGCAGTCTGTATTCAAAGAGCACTATCTTAGTGTACCTGAAGGTAAGGAAGATCTGGTTGACGAATTGTCAGAACAGGTTGCCGAGCTGGAAGAGCAACTCAATAAAACCACCGATGAGAATGTTGAATTATTTCAATCTGTACAAGAGTCACAACGTGCAGATGTAGTAAGAAAATATACCTCTGACCTCGCAGCTACTGAAGCTGAAAAACTTTCTTCTTTGGTTGAAGATGTAGAGTTTGGCGATGTTGAATCTTTCGAAATGAAAGTGAAAACTATCAAAGAATCTTACTTCATGAAAGAGTCTGTTGAATCAGAATCAGAAGTTGATAAAGTTGTTGGAACAGATCAAGCTCTTACTGAGCAAACATCTGATTCAATGTCAAGATACACCTCAGCACTTAGTTCACACGTATTTAAGTAAGCTGTAAAAACTATTTTTTTAAAATAAACATTAATAGGAGAAACTAAAATGTTTAAATCAGATCAAGCCCTTATGGAAAAATGGGCTCCAGTATTGGATCACTCAAGTGCACCAATCATCGAGTCCTCAGAAAAGCGTGCAGTAACTGCTCGTCTTTTAGAAAACACTGAATCTGCTCTTCGTCAAGAAGCTGCTGCTTCAACTTACTCAATCTCGGAAGCTGTTGGTGATGGTAACCAAAACGTTGCTTCTGTAGCTAACCCTGATCCTGTACTTATTTCTTTGGTACGTCGTGCAATGCCTAACCTTATTGCTTATGACGTAGCTGGTGTACAGCCAATGTCTGGCCCAACTGGTCTTATCTTCGCGATGAAATCACGTTATGGCGACGGTAACGCAATCTCTGGACAGGCTGAAGCTCTATTCGACGAAGCAGATACTGATTTCTCAGGTGCTGGTACTCATAGCAATACTCAAAGTAATACTGTTGTTGATGCAACAACTGTTTCAACAGGTGATCTTGTACAGATCGTAGCTCCAGGTAATACTGACTGGGATGCAGAAAACGTTGGTGGTCCTGCTACTGCTGTTGGTGGTGAAGTATATACTGCTGGTTCAGCTGCTCCAACTGGTACAGGTACTGTAGTAATCCTAACTCGTTCAACTGGTACTGGCCTTGCAACTGCTGATGGTGAAGTTAAGAATCCTAATGAAATGGGTTTCACTGTTGAGAAAGTAAGTGTAACTGCTAAAACACGTACACTACAAGCTTCTTACACTATGGAATTGGCTCAAGACCTTAAAGCTGTACACGGTCTAGATGCTGAAGCTGAATTGGCTAATATCCTTTCTGCTGAAATTCTTGGTGAAATCAACCGTGAAGTTATCCGTAACATTAACGAAACTGCTAAAACTGGTACTACTGGTACAGTTAACGGTTTCCTTACTCTTGGTACTTCAAATCCTGATACTGGTCAAGGCCGTTGGCAAGCAGAGCAATTCCAAGGGCTTACTTTCCGTCTAGAGCAAGAAGCTAACATCATTGCTAAAGAAACTCGTCGTGGTAAAGGTAACTACATCATCTGCTCAAGTTCAGTTGCTGCTGCTTTATCAGCTGCTGGTTCTTTGGCTTACGGTGCTGCTATTACTGCTGGTGATCTTGCAGTCGATAACGCTGGTAACACTTTCGCTGGTACTCTTAAGAATGGCATGAAAGTATATGTCGATCCTTATGCAGAATATGACTATGCTACTGTTGGTTATAAAGGTACTAACACTTATGACGCAGGTTTATTCTACTGCCCATACGTACCATTAACTATGTTGAAAGCTGTTAATGCTGGTGACTTCCAACCTAAAGTTGGCTTCAAGACTCGTTATGGTCTAGTTGCTAACCCATTCGCTCACATTGGTTCTGGTGCGAATTCAGGTATTGGTGCTCCTGGTACTAACCCTTACTTCCGTCGTAACATTATTGCTGGTGTATAATCAGTAATAACTTCTTCGAAGTAAAATTAAAGGGGGATCTTCGGATCCCTCTTTTTATTGCCTATAAATAATAATGGTTGATAATAATATTAACCGAGTTGAAGTTGATCGACTTCGCGATAAGCGATGGTATATGTATTGGCGGTGACTAAATGAGCATACAGTGCGGAAAACGTAAATTACAGGAGATTTATATGAAATCATTTATTGTAATTGCGATGCTAGCTTTATTGGCTGGTTGTAATACAATCGACTCTACTTACAACAGTGCGCAGAATATTGTGCAAGGTGTTAAAGACGATGTCGTCGGTATTACCGCTGGTACGTTAGAAAGCGTGAGTGGTATTATCAGAGATACTGCTGATAAGACTGATCCAAAGGGCGAATAGCCAAATTTTGTGCCAAGGAAGGCGCGTTTAATTTAAATTAGGTATAAATACTATTATGGCAGTGACAACTAATAAAAACTTTCTAAGTCCTACGGGCTTTCAATTAAAGATTGATTCAACTAAGTATCCTAATCTTGAGTACTTTTGTACGTCTGCAAGTTTACCCGGCATTAGTATGTCAGAAGCTCCTGTACCATATAAAGGATCTAATATTGGTTTTGTTGGTGATCGTATTGCATTTGATGATTTGACTGTAAGATTCAATGTAACTGAAAATATGGAAAACTATCTTGAAACCTTTAATTGGATTCATGATATTGTAAATGGTGAAAAGCAAGATAACGAAATGCAATCAGATGCAACTCTTGTTATACTTAATTCTCATTTAAATAAAACAAAGGAAGTACACTATAGAGGTATATTCCCTACCAGTCTATCTGGTTTAGAGTTTGATGTTAACCAAGGGGATATCGAATATCTCACAGCTGAGGTAACGTTTAAGTACTCATACTATGAAATAAAGTAAGTATATATAATATATTGATTGAAAAGGTAACTATATGATTGATTTAAAATCCATTCTAGAAATGTGGCAGAAAGATTGTGAGATAGATGAAATGCAGTTAGATGAAGCATCTCGCGAATCTGCAAAACTTCATGGAAAATACCTAGAACTTATGAGCATTAATAAGCTTACGTTAAGACGACGTGAAGCCGAGTTTAAAGTATTGCTCAAAAATAAGTGGTTACACTATAACGGTAAACTATCTAAGCAAGAGATGGATGATCTTGGTTGGGACTATGATCCTCTTGGTGGTCTTACTGTACTCAAAGGAGATATGGATAAATTCTATGACTCCGATCCTGTCATACAAGAAGCACAATCCAAAATCGAATACCTCGAAGAACTTGATAAGACTCTAAAAGAAATCTTAGAGAATATTAAGTGGCGCCATCAAAATATTAAAAATATGATTGAATGGAGGAAGTTTACAAGTGGGGTATAATGTATATAACACTAAATATGATGTTATCTATGATGCGTTAAAACCAGAGGTAATACATAATTTTTTATCGAAATATGAAATAGATGAAATTATTAATAATGATAACGTTAAATTTAAACCTGCTGAAATTGTTGGCAAACATCACCATTCTTTATCAGAGGAGGTACGAAAGTGTGATATTCATAGTTTAAACTTAGATGATTACGAATGGCTTAGGGAAAAAATATTTAAACGTGTAAAAGATGTTATTAAAAAATCAGATTTTCCTGATATCGAT